GTGGATAGCGCAAAAACGTACACATTTTACGCGGGTGATGAAACAACTGAGAAGGGTAAGTTTTCTCATCTAGCCAACCAAGAAGGCTATTTGGAAGCTACCGTAGATGACCTACGAGAGTACTATGAGGAAGCCGTAAACCTTCAGAAGACTTTTAATTCTTTTGAGAACTATCTCGCCTACATGGATGAGCGAGAAGCTTTAATTAAGTCTGGTGAGTATGATCCGGGAACTTACGGTCAACTAGTAGATACCGGGATGGTACAGAACGTTGATGGGACTATGATTAATCCCACCGATATTCAAAACCTTTCGCGCAATGATTTTATATCTAAGTATGGTCTTGATCCTTCTGAAGTACAAATAGTTCAGCAAGAAACTGGGGCTGATAGAGCCTCAGGATATAGAGACTGGTTAAGCTCTGATCCTGTTCAGTCGCTTAATCAAAAGTACGGCATTCCCGACTTAAGACAGACCGACGATGGTCGTGAGTATATGTGGAACGGAACTGCTTGGGTTAAAACTAAAGAGCCAGAACAGTTTGGTTGGGCTGATGCGCTTAAGTTAGCAACAGCAGTTGGATTCGGTGCTCTCACAGGTACAGCACTTGGAGGTGTGTTAGGAAGCGCGGGAGGAATTACTAAATCAATAGCTACTGGTTTAAACATAGCTCAAAGCACTGTAGGCGCTTTTGGTGGTGGAGCATTGGGTAGTGCTGTAACACAGTTTGTAACATCAGGGGAAGTAGACCCTAAATCTATGTTTATTAGTGGGGTTACCGCTGGAATCTTAGATGCTGCTAGTGTATTAGGACAGGGCAACTACTCAGACATAAGTTCTGAAGCCTTTAATCAGGTCACTTCTGGCCCTATGTCAGTAATAAATGATAAGGTATGGAAAGTAGCGGACGCTTTAGGTAGTGATTTTGATACTGCTTTAGATATAGTTAAAGGTGTTTCGATAGGTGCTATAGAAGGAGGTGATCTAGAAGGAATTGTAACAGGCGCAGCAACCACTCTAGGAGCAGACAAAATAGCGTCTTACTTAGAAGACACTGTTGGTTTAACTATTCCTAACTTCTTTGAAGAAGGCACTACCACGATAAATAGAGAGGCAGTCGAAGAAGTGTCTCGTATATTCTTGAGAGATGCCTTTGAAGGAAACGTAGACGAAGGTACCCTACTCAGCATGGGCTTAGGATACATAAGGGAAGACGGTACTTTTGCCTTCGCTGATCCTTCTTCTCTGTTTCCTGACAGCGGTGACTTTGACATCTTTGATGGTTTCTTTGACGGCCTAGAGAACCCCTTTGAAGGCCTAGAGAACCCCTTTGAAGGCTTTGACTTTGAACTCAAAGGTGGCGAAGGTTTTGGCTTAGACTTCACTAGTAACGAGGCTCAGGCCTTAGCTGACTCAGACACCTTTGGTGAATACTTTGACCCTAATGAGTACGATAATAATGTTATCCTACAGTATGACCAAGGTACTGTGGATTCTATCATGGAAATCATAGCTGCCACTAAACAGGCTGGACGAGACTTTGATGATTCTGTGTTGCAACCTATTAAGGAAACAATACAGGAAGCAGGGTACGCCATCGATGACAATGTATTACAACCTATTAAGGATGGGGCCATAGCTCTCTATGATATGTTACCTGATGTAAGCATAGGAGGCCCTAACTCAAGTGGACCTAACTTAACTGGGCCTGATGTAGACACCGGGGGCTTTGACTTCCCTGATCTTAAGTTTGGTAAACCCTTTGGTGACGAGTTAGAGGGCTTTAATCCTTTTGCTGCCCCAGCTATGGGTCAAGAAGTACCTTTGTTGGCTAAGGTTAAGCCGCAGAACGCTTATGATCCTAGGAGAGCAGGGTCATCTATTGTTTCATCTATGTTTTCGGAGTACTTAGGATGACATATTTACAATTAGTAAACAACGTCCTGAGAAGGATACGAGAAGAGGAAGTTACTAACGTAAACGCTACTACCTACAGTAAAATGATAGGTGACTTTGTTAACGACGCTAAGAAACTTGTAGAGACTTCTTGGGACTGGTCAGCTTTACGTACCACACTAACTATTACAACTTCAGCAGACATATTTAACTATGTTCTTACAGGCAGTCAGAACCGTGTTAAAGCACTGGATGTCATTAACGATACTTCTAACTTTTTTATGGAGTACCGTACTTCTAAGTGGTTTGACAATCAATACCTTAATCAAACTCCCGCGAGTGGAGCGCCACAGTTCTACACGTACAATGGTATTGACTCCCAAGGTGATTCACAAATAGATGTGTACCCAAAACCTGACGGCGTTTACACGCTACGGTTTAACTGTGTCCTGCGTAACGAAGACTTGGTTGACAACACAGATGATTTGTTAATCCCTGCTATGCCTGTAATCCACCTTGCAGTAGCCCTAGCAGCGCGTGAGAGAGGCGAGACAGGGGGCACATCAACACCTGAGTACTTTGCTCTTGCTGACAAGTATCTGTCTGACGCTATTGCTCTGGACGCACAGAAGCACCCTTACGAAACTGATTGGTATTCATAATAGGAGCTAGTGTATGGCCCAGCCACTACAAAGTATTAACCTAGTTGCTCCTGCGTTTAAGGGTATCAACACTGAGGATTCTCCTCTAGCGCAAGACCCGTCGTTTGCAGAGGTAGCCGATAACGCTATCATTGACAAGCGCGGTCGAATTGCTGCGCGTAAAGGTAACGATGTTATTACCACAAACAAGACAGAGTTAGGCACAGGCTACGTTGATAAGCTACATTACTTCTACGATGACGGCGGCAACGAGAAAGTATTCAGTGCTGGCAACAACAAGATTATGTCAGGTACCACAACACTGGTAGATGAGACTCCAGCAGCATACACAATCAATGATGATAACTGGAAGATTGTTAACTTTAACGAAGCTGCGTACTTCTTCCAAAAGAATCAAGAGCCTCTGATCTATACAAACGCTGGCGGCTTACAAACCTTTGCTGCGTACACAGGATCAGCAACGCCTTCAAATCTGTGGTGTCATGAAGCACTACAGGCATACGGCAGACTCTGGATAGCTAAGACTGCTACAGACAACCAGATTATTTACTGGTCTGACCTTCTAATAGGTACTGACTTCTCAGGCGGCTCCAGTGGCTCTATTGATGTATCAAAGGCTTGGCCTAACGGACACGATGAGATTAGAGCTTTAGCGGCGCACAACAATTTGTTAATTGTATTTGGTCGCCACAGCATCATTGTCTACGAGGGTGCGGCATCGCCAGCAACAATGGCTATATCAGATACTGTTGCGGGTGTTGGCTGTGTTTGTCGTAACTCTGTGCAGCACATAGGAACTGATGTGTTGTTCTTGTCACAGTCTGGTCTAAGAAGTTTCGGGCGTACAGTTACGCAGAAGTCAATGCCGATAAACGATCTTAGCCTAAACATTAAGACAGAGTTTATACAAGCCATTGAGTCTAGGACTGGCCCTACAGCATCCGTGTACAGCCCAGAGAACTCGTTCTACTTGATTACGTTCCCTGACCAAGTAACTACATACTGCTTTGACTTGCGTGGGTTGTTAGACAACGGAGCGTACAGAGTTACTCGCTGGCCCTCCAACGGCTACAAGTGTTTTGAGCGCAAGACTGACGGTACGTTATACATAGGCACTGCCGATGGTGTTGGTGAGTACAAAGACTACAGCGACAACGGCGCATCCTATCGCTTTAGGTATTACAGTCCCGGCCTGACGTTTGGCGATCCATCAAAGCTAAAGATACTCAAGAAGCTTCGGCCTACCCTAGTGGGTGCTAACAGCGCATCGGTTGTGTTGTACTGGGGCTACGACTTAACTACTAACTATTCAACAGCAGAGTTTACCGTAGGCAACCAGAACCCAGCGTTCTACGGGGTTACTGAGTTTACTGTAGGTGAGTTTACAGGTGGTGAGTTAACGTCACGGCGTCAGATAAACACTACAGGTGACGGCACTGTTGTTACCATTGGACTTGAGTCAGACATCAATGGCTTCCCTTTATCACTACAAGAAATTAACGTACTAGCATTAATAGGTAAAACACTATGAGCAACTATACCCCGACGACAGACTTTGCCGCTAAGGATTCTTTGCCTTCTGGAGACAGTGGCAAGATCATTCGTGGTACAGAGTTCAGCACAGAGTTTACTAACATAGCAACGGCAGTAACGACAAAGGCTAACACAGACAGCCCCGTGTTTACTGGCACTGTAACGATACCTGCCCTTACGTTTACAGGTACGTTAACGACAGGAACAATTGACGGAGGTAATTACTAATGAGTAGTCTTATTTCTGACGTAATGGGGGCAATTATTGGCACTGATGTTGACCTAGGTGCCCTCTATGAAAACATAGGAACCACGGGTCGGCTCGCTCAAGGCGCTGCTGGTGAGCTTGCTACGCAGTTGCCGGGGATGACTCAGTTTCAGCCCTTCTCTGTAACAAGCGGCACTTCTCAGGTAAACATGACCCCTGAAGGCGGCTTTAACATAGGTCTCTCTGAGGGTGCTCAGGCACAGCAGAATGCCTTGAGGCAACAAGCTAACTACTATATGACTCAACCTGTCCAAGGAGTTAATCAGACTAACCTAGCTTCTAATCAGGCGTTTAACTTAGCTAATGATCCTAATAGATTAGCCATGACAGGAGCCAATGCTTACCAAGGATACACGGGCTTACAGAACCAAGCAGGGGACTTAGCCTCTCAGTTCTTAGGTACTGCCCCTGTAGGTGCGCTGTCTTCTCAGGGGGCAGGGCTACAGGCGTTACAGTCAGGTATGGGTCAAATGAATCAAGTACCTGCTGGCACCTACCAGACTAGAGATGCAGCCTCTAGCGCCTTTGGTGCAGGGCAGAACTTTATGTCAGGCTTGGGTCAATCCACAGCAGGACGAGAGGCTGACATCTACAACAGAATCAGAGCTACTCAGAGTCCTGAGGAAGAACGACAGCGTATGGCCCTAGAGGAACGCCTGTTTAACCAAGGTCGCTCAGGTGTCTCTACTAACATGTACGGTGGAACCCCAGAGCAACTTGCGATGGCTAAGGCTGAAGGAGAGGCGCGTAATCAAGCGTACCTAGCAGCGATGCAGCAAGCGCAACAAGAGCAGGCTCAACAAGCCACCCTAGGCTCACAGTTCATGGGCTTAGGTAGCTCCTTGTCTGCACAAGAGCAGGCCCTAAGGGGAGCACAGCAGCAGAGGGCACTACAGGCTTCTGGTGCAGGACAGCAGATGCTTGCGGGTGCTCAGGGTCTACAGCAGGGGCAACTTGGGTTGGGCGCAGGAGCCTCAGGGCTTATGGGTCAACTCGGTCAGCAACGACAGGGACTCATGTCTCAGAATCTTCAAGATGTACTGGCTGCACAGCAGATGGGTGCTGGTCTCGCTGGGTCTTCGTTTGGTTTACAGCAAGCACAGCAGCAGCTAGGCTTAGGTGCTTTGGGTGCTTCTTACTTACCAGAGCAACAGGCTTTGGGTATGCTGTCCGCTGCTGCACCTTACGCATCAATAGCAGACGTAGGACGACGACAGGGTGCTACCATGTACGGAGAGACTGCAATGTCAGGACTGGACGCTATGATGGCAGGGCAGTTAGGACAAGCTAATCTCATGGGTGGAATCATACCGGGAGTTGTACAAGGGCTGGGTAACATTGCAGCCACGGGTATCGAAGCTGTCGCAGACATGTTTTAATAGGAGATAACTAATGCCAAAGTTTTCACAACAAGTAATAAATGCTTTAGCTAATCCTAGTTACGGTATGCTCACTGGACAAGCTCTCGCCAACACGGGGGAGCGTATGTCTCAGATTCCCGGAAACATTAGAGCAGAGAAGGAACGCCAGAGGCTTCTACAGGAGCAGATGTTGCTACGTAAAGCTGGACAGGCAGGCGTAGCAGCCTATGGAGCAAGAGACCCTGCGGCTTTGTCGGCTGCTGGCGCACAAATGGCAGCTTTAGGGGATCCTACGACAGGCATGGCTTTTGCCCAAGCAGGAGATGAGATAGCTACAACTGAGGCAGCTAAGGCTGCTTTTGCTGCTCGAAAGAATGCAATGGTTCTTAGGGCAGAGGCTCTTAATCTTTCTAGTGAGGTTGTCTCATCTATCAAAGCAGCAACTACTGACAAAACCTTAGATGCGTTGGCAGGAGATCTAAGAAAACAAGAGCTAGATGCTCTTCCTCAATTAAGTGACACTGCCCGAACGAGTGTACTAAAGGGCGTAGGATACTCTGACAAAGAAGCCAAAGATATTGTATCTAAGAAGCCTTCTAAACAAGAGTTTGAGGCTTACAGAGACCTCCAGAAGGGTGACGTTAATATGTACCTAGATTCGTCAGGTAAGCCTGTAACCTACAGAACTACCGAATACGGAATGGTAGTGGTGGACGGTAAGATGGTAGACCCAAGTACTCTAGGGTTGACAGAGGCTCCTAATCAACAGGTCATTAAAAACGTGACCGCAACAATGGGATCAGAGCTTGCTAAACGAGGTGCAGAGGCGTTTGGAGAACTTTACGTACAAGCAGGCAAGTCTCGTGAAGGGATCATAAGTATTGATAACGTGATGGGCGATATTGACACTATGTTTACAGGAACCACAGCTAACGTAGAGTTAGGGGTGAAGAAGTTACTAAACGACATAGGCATTTCTGTAGACCCTGAAGGTGTTATGGCAACAGAAGTTTTTATGGCTGAGTCTGCTAAACGTATTGCTGAGTACATAACTAACTTAGGTGCTGGTACTGGACTCTCGGACAAAGACTTAGAGTTTACTAGGAAGGTTGTGGCAGGTGATGTGACTTTATCCGCTGATACTATTAAGAGAGTATTAGAAGAATACAGGGCAGCAGCGACTCGGAAGATAGAAGGCTACAACTCAATTAGGAGCACAGTAAATAGCAGGCTAGGTGCAGAAAACCAAGGAGCTTTAGACTTATACCCTACTCTGACAGTGCCGCAGAAAGCTAAAGGTTTTAATACTTTCGATGAGCTATGGAATAAGTGATATGACTAGAGAAGAGTTCATTGCTGAAGCAAAAGCTAGAGGGCTTCCTAAGGAAGAGGTAAGGGCTAAATACGAGAAGCTAGAAGCCCAAGGAGCCTTTGACATCCCCTCTATGGCTGCTGTAGTTCCTCCTGTGGAAGACGAGAGCTACCTAGAAGCCGTAGGTCGTAAGTACGGGGAGACTGACTTCCAAGGCACCGTAGATGAATACGTGCCCGAGGTCGCCCAGAGACTACAGAGGCGTGTAGAAGGTGGTGGAGAGCCTACGCTTACTCAAATGGCTGCTACGGGCTTATCACAGGCTGCTAGGACAGGTGGTGAACTAGCTGTGCAGGCCTTTGCCCCTCTGATTCCTGAGGGTCTTAAGGAGGCCTTAGGCACCGCTTGGGACACCTTATCTCAGTCTGGTTACGGTCAGGCAGCTATCTTGGCAGCTTCCTCGGGATTTGAGCAGTACCAGAACTGGGCAAAGACTAACCCAAAAGAAGCAGAGGAGTTTGAGACTACAGTAGACGTAGCAACGCTGTTCTCCCCTAGGCCTGACTTGATAAACCTAGATAAGAAGGTTAGGGCATCTAGGGCCGCAGGGAATAGACAAAAGATTAACAAGGAGAAGGAAGCACTAACAGGACTCCTGACTCCTGAGAAATTAGACGCTAAAGATAAGACTGTAGAAACAGGTATACTCAACACGGAGCGATGGGTTCCTGACGAGTTTGACGAGTCTGTAATTGACGTTGTTCAAACTATACCCGGAATAAAACCCTTTGGTACTGTACATAAAAACTTTAGGATTATTCAGAACCATGTTGAGAAGTCAGCAGAAACCCTAACTAACTACATAAAGACTCAGAATAAGAAGATAGATGCAAAAGAGCTTAGTGATGAGTTTAATTACGCCCTAGACGATTTCCAAGGGAGCGATGTATACAAGTTAGCATCCGAGGCTGCTCAAAAGCAGTTCGATAAGTTTTCAAACCTAGCTAGAGACTTAATTATAGAAGAAGGTAAGGACTTACAAGGGGTTCTTAGGGCGCGTAGGAGATTCGATGAAGCTATGCAAGCGGCTGGTAATACTCTAGATGCTGACGTTGCTACTTATCAAGCACAAGCAGGTAAGCTAGTTAGGGGAGTAATGAACGATTATCTAAAGAGGAACACGGACGGCGTAGAGGTGCATAACTTATTAGACACGCAGTTTAGATCCTTAACAGCTTTGGATCGTTTGGTTAACAAACGTAACGCAGAAGGTAAGAATGCTGCTGCTAGGCTCATGCAGACCATAGCAGATAAGACAGGAGTGAGTATACCAACATCTGTTCTATCGGTACTTGCCGTAGGGACCACAGCCTTTAGTCCCACAGCAGGAGCAGCTATAGGAGGCCTCGCTGCTGCTGGTTACTTAGGTCAGCAAATATCTCGGCACGGTAAGACAGCAACTCTTAAGGCCTACGCGGGTTTACTCTCAGCTACCGATAAGGCAATAAAGGCTGCTAAGAAGGCTAACGATCCTGCGGGGCTAAAGGTCCTAGAGATGGATAGAATGGTAATAGTTGACATGGTTAATGACATTCGTAACTACGAGGATACTAAAGAGAATGAGTAACCTCTATCAGAAACGCAAGGAATACCAAGCAGCAGCTAGACGTAAAGAGAGAGAGTACAGCGATGCTGCTGTGGAAAACCTTAAGAGTGCGGCAGATGCCGTAGTAGCCGATGATGTCAAAGAGGCCGTAAGAAACATAGGGGAGCAATGGGACACAGGAACTAACAAGGTTGCCAGAGGAGCCAGAGAGGTCTACCAAGGGGCCGTAGAGGGCTATAGAGGCAATGTTCCCGGAGCATTCAAGGAAGCAACCCTAGGTGCTGCTAACGTAGCCACAGGGGGCTTACAGGCCCTCATGTCGCCTGTCTCGGGACCTATAGAGGCTGCCTTGCCTAACTTAGGTGTAACCGAAGCTGCTATGAATTACATAGACGGTACTCGGGCAGGTCAGTTGATGCGTGAGAACCCTAGAGCAACTGAAGGTCTCTTTAATACAGCAGAGCTTCTTTCCTTAGGCAAGCTAACACCTAGGGCTTTGAACTCTCTGGCAGACAACGCCCCAACTAAGATGGAGGGTTTCTACGCTTCTCCGAACCCGTTAAATAAGGTTACATCAGCAGCTAAAGCTGTGGCCCCTAACACGGGTAATATTATAGATCAACTAGTCAACCCGTACTCCATGGCTACTAGGGATGTCATAGGTACTGGCCAAGGTAGAAGGAATGAGTACGTTAGTAGGCCTAACCAGAGTGAATCTGCAAGTAACATGCTTGCTAGTGGACACATGGATACTCAGCAAAAGAGAGGAATCGAAAGAGATAAAGAAACTGTAGCTGGAAGTAGCGCAGAGGCCCAGAGATACATAGCAGACGAAGTTGACATATCTGACACCGACGGTCTAAAGCGGGGATTACAGCTTGTTGATGACGCCCCTGATAACGTCCTAGAGGGGGCAGTAGCACATGTTAGGGCAATACACGGCACAGACAACCGCCCCGGCAATACCTCAGTTGTCATAAGGAAGCCAAACTCAGGTGAGGGCCTAGACGGGGAGGCCTTAGGTACAGCGACTACTTCAGCCCCAACGTTTGCTGCACTGGCTAATGAAGCACTCATAGCTAGAGCCAAAGTAGCTTTAGGTGACATAGATCCTCCTACGTTCTACAAGAGGTTCCTGACTGCCGCTAAACACGCAAGTCCAGATAACCTAAGGATCGCAGTAGCCAGAGGTAATCTACCTAAGAGTGTCATAAGCGCCAAAGGCACTGTAGAGAAGGCAGGGTTGCTTAAGAACTACTGGGGGATTGTAGACAAGAAGAACAAGGGTAAGCCTCTAACAGAGAATCAACAACAGATTTATGATTTCTTTGAGGGAGCACCTGAGGTTAAACTAAGGGATAGAGGAGACGGTATTTACTCTTTCCAAGATACCCTAAAGTCTTCAGCGAAGGACTTAGGGGGTATGAATGCGTGGGGAGCCATAGACGTTAACAATAACAAAGTCTACCCAATGTTGTCAGATGGTCACGACATGATGGGTATGAATCCTCCGGGTGGTAACAGTCTAATCAACATTGTACCTATACGACCCTTTGACGTAGGAACCAAGACTAAGATACCTAAGGGTGAGAAGAAGTTTAAACCTGATATGCGTAAGATTGAAGAACTCACAGGCATTAAACAAAATAAAGGAGAGAGTCCTACGGCATACCAAGCTAGGGTCCTGAGGGACTACAGGGGCGACCCAACCCTACTTAACTTCTTAAGGGCCGGTGAGAACGTAGCCTACGCAGGGATGCTCACAGGACTAACAGGAGAAGAAAGGGAGCCATAAGGCCCCCTTGGTTTGCTCTAGATTTCACAGTTGTTCCCAACGCAGGCTAATGTTTGACTACCTTCAGTCATATCGCTAGCCTCCTCTATGTCCCAACTAAAGTCCTTAGGGAACCCTTTGGACAACCTTTGGTACTCCTTGGCATCTATGGCCTCGTAAGGGGCCTGTTGGTAGTTATGGTCACTGTAAGGTAAGAAGCT